CCACTCCCAGCGAGCGCGCGCAGCTACGTTGTTGAGCTTCGGCGCAGGAGCCAGCATTGGTGCTTCGGTGCTTTACCACAAGTTCGTGAAGTGGTGGTACCTCGTGAACCTTCCCTCTGAGCCAAAGGGTTTCACACCCGGGCTCCAGAAGGGTCCCTTCGGCGACTACTTCTACAAGTCTGGCGCCGGTGAGGAGTACAAGCTAGTCCCATGTGAGCTAGTCCTCCGTCCTGGCAGCACCATTGAGGAGTCGGACGTCAAGTATAGGTTTGTTGAGTTACCCAAAGACCGCGAGGAATCAGTTCTTCAGGCATCAGTGCTTCCAGTGCCATGCCTTAAGCCCCCGCGGTTTTTGGTGGAGATTGGGATTCCCGAAGATGCGAGCGGCAAATTCGTTACCGCTGGCATGGCGATGCGGGTCAATGATTGGCTCGTTACCGCCCGACACCTTTTCTTTTCTGAAGGCAAGGTGGGCTTCGGGGCAAAGACAGTGTACCTTCGCTCGGGTTCCACTACTACCAAGGTGACCCTTGGCGAATACGTTGACTTGCTTGAGCCTGGTATGACTCAGGAGCGCGTCAACGGCACTTTTCGAGATTTGGTTGCCTACCGGCTTCCCCAGTCTGCATGGGCAGCTTTGGGTGCCAAGTCCCTCCGTGTTTCCGACCTGAGCCACCGCGGTGAAGGTCCGGTTGAAGTCATAGGCCGCCCTCACGACCAGCTCATTATTACTCGAGGTGCCCTCGTCCGCGACGAGGCCACAGAGCGCGGTAGCGGCCTCATTTCTTATTCTGCTAACACAGTACAAAGTTTTTCTGGCAGCCCGGTGTTGGCCAAGATCGGTTCCGCTATCAAGGTGGTGGGTTTGCATGTGGGTGCTGGCGTGGGCGTCAATCATGGCGTTTCTATGCCAGGCCTCCGCCGGTTGTTCAACAAGATCCGCTTCGGCAGCCCTGAGGGCGCTGGCATTTGGCAGCAACTTATGTATGGGCCCTCTCTGACGAATTCCTTCTTCACGGAGTCGCGAGAACAAGAGCGACGCCAGTCGGAAATCGAAGAAGCGGAGGAAATCGAGCAGCGCATTGAGGCTGACATCGCCGCTGAGCGTGCTGACCACGATTGGTATTACTCCCAGGACTACCTTGGCAAGTCCGATCGCAAGCGATGGACTGCTGCTGAGTGGAAAGAGTGGGAGGATTGCGCTATCGAGTACGAGCACGACAGGAAGCATGGCGATGTTCACGCCGACGACGTAGAAGCTGAGGAGCATCACGCTGCTCGTGTTGAAATTCGCAGGCCCCGCTGGTCTGAGATGTCTGACTCCGACAACGAGTCTAGAGCCAAGGCTCAGCTCAAGGAGTCCAGTGCCAAGGCTCAGCTCTTGGAGTCTCCGGACGCTGAGACCATTGCGGGAACCTCTATGAAGTACCACGCCGATCTTCTCGCTGCAGTTAAGGAGCTTTCTCCCCCCGTCTGTGTGCACGGCTTGATTCGCCGTGAGTTCGCCAAGATCAACCTTGGCAAGGTTTGGACCACCCGCTGCCTCAACTACTTGAGCTCCCGGGGCTTGGTCGCCATTCACAAAATTGATAATGTGGAGTGGATTGAGCCTCTGTCAGAGGAAGACGCCGACGGAGCTCAGGGCCAGAAGATCCGCGATGTGTTTCAAAGCGCAAACTTCGGGGCCCTTCCCGCTGTCAAGGAGGTGGAGATGGACGCTGTGGCCTCTGCTCCTGCTGCGGACGAGCCAGACCCAACACCCCCCATTGCGGCACCATCGGCAGCAGTCGTAGCGGCCGCCGCCCCTCCGGGCTTACAGCCTGCGAAGAAGCGAGGCGAGCGC